TTACTTACTGAGTAAGAAATGAAGGTTAACTCTAATATACTTTAAAAACTGCTGCTCCGTTTTAACATGTAATTTTCGCATAATGCTCCGGCGGAGTGACTTTGTCTGCTCTTCAGAAAGTGAAAGTAAAGCAGCCGTTTCGCTTAAATGATAACCGCTGGCGATCAGTTTTAACAGGTGACGTTCTGTTACTGAAAAATGACGAGTCGTGCAGTAGTGGCAAATGCCAGAAGGGACGCTATGTCGAAGCGCTCGTTTATGTAAGATCAATATCATTTTCCGGGTAATTTCTTCAACATCATCTTCCCGATAAATATGCGGCAGCATATACAGACATGGTCTGAACATGAGCTTTTCTTTATCGCATTTATTACAAATAATCACCCGTAGCTGATGTTGGGTATGCATAGGTATCTGGTAACAGCCTGCGCTGAACCAATCATCATCCAGGGCCAGAAAAGCGATATCGGCATTATCTATCTCCTCTGGTGGCAGAAAGTCAATTTTCTGCTGCCATTGATTCGCCAGACGCGTCATGATGATTTTCAACCCATGCTCAAAGTGACTGTTTTGTTCCTTAATAGCGATACTCAGCATAAAAAATATCCTACACGGCAGGTGAATCATGGTGAAATATTAAAGAAACTGATTGATTATCTAAATACTGGCGGCCTTAATTCCCACTTTATGCGTGCTGAGATGTGTCCAGGCGATTTCCTGGAACCTGGTATTGCGCCAGAAAAGACGATATTCGTACACTTAGTCAGCAACCAGAACAAAAGCCATTGACTCAGGAGTGCCTGACCGTATAATTCTCGCGTTTCGTCTACACGAAGTCTTCACTTCACAAGGCGCCCTTAGCTCAGTTGGATAGAGCAACGGCCTTCTAAGCCGTGGGTCGCAGGTTCGAATCCTGCAGGGCGCGCCATTGATAAATCAAACAGTTACCTTACGTTTTTAATTATCAATAATCTCGCAACAGGTGTCGTTACGGGTGCTGTTTAATTTCCCTCAAATAAAACTCTTAAATCCAATGCTGAAATGTTTGCAATTCAATAAAAATTTGTGCTTCCCTAAAAAGGAGCCGGGACATTGTGATTCCGTCTTGCTGCTTGGGCTGTCAACAGATGTAGTTTGCTGGATTATCGTCTAAGTAGAGCGCCTATTAGCGTTGAGACCGCCACGGGTCAGGTTGCAGAGTAGGCGTAAGTGAAGCGGGGTATCTGGAACGCCATGCCCCGCCAGTGACCGTGACTTAGTTTAAGAGTCTCGCGGATTGAGTTCCGGGACAGGCTCCTAAGTTGGCACACACTGGGCGGAGCTGACGGGATAAGCTCTAACGTTGTGTCACCCTCCTGGCACGCCTCGGTCGCCGGGTGAGGGCTGGAAACTTCGAATACGGAAACTTCCGGGACGAGATTCCAGAGATGTGAGTGGCTTTGGTTCGCTATTTTGCTGAACCTAAGTCACTTCTGTTTTCTTGATCCGTTGCTTCGGGTCGCGAATCCAATATCCGCGCCTCAAGCAACAAGTTGCAAAATATTTTTTTTCTTCGGCCAGGGAGCCATAACACCGAGAGTTGGTGATGGCTTCTCATGCAAAAATTGCTCGCAAAGAGCAGCAAAATCAAAGGGCTGAACTCCGAAAGGAGCAGGTCAAACTTGCAATGTCAGAAGTGAGCAGGTCTCAACTTCGTGATATGCGCAAGCTTGGTTTTGCACCACGCAAAGGCGTCGTAACTCAAAAGCACTTTGAGCGTTACGCCGCTCATCTTGAGGCGCAGGCAACAGCCAATCGCGCTAATGCACTAAACAACGAAGTTGCAGTTTTCAACGCTAATGGCGGTTTGATGGCGTCTATATTTGAGCGTCTCAACAAGCCGGGAATCAAAGATACTGCATTTGCCAACCTTTCCGCTGTCGCGCTACGCGCTGTTTCATTGGCACCCACGCTGGCTGACAAAATGCGGATTGATGCTGCTGCGGGTAATTCCTCGCTACCTGAGGAGGATCGCATTGACAGCGTTATTGAGAAGTTGGGTGGTGAGCTATGAGATTCACAACACCCGAATACCGCCAGAAGCTAATAACCGCAGCGCGCCTGATTCTCAAACAGGAACGCTCGGTTATTCGTGACAATCTGGATTTACTGGAGTCAGCAGCCGAACTGCGCGATGGATGGCGTGTTGACGGTTTCAGGCCGTACGCGTATCAGGCCCAGTGGTTTGAGTCCGGATCTAAATTCAGGTTGCGCTACCTGTCGGCAGCCAACCGAATTGGCAAGACGTTCTGCGCTGCTGCTGAATTTAGCTATCACGCTACCGGGTGCTATCCGGAGTGGTGGCGCGGATACCGTTCTCCAGCAGAACTGATTGGCCTGTCGCGGATTATGTGGGCTGTTGGTTACTCGTCAGAATCAACGCGCAAGGTTTTGCAAAAGGAGCTGGCTGGTACTGATGATGCCAGACAGCGTCACAAGTTCGGTACTGGTAGCATTCCCCGCGAGCGCATCAATTTTGATTCACTGGTCTGTGATGGCGAAGCGCTGAAATCACTGCGTGTCTATCACGAATCAGGAGAGGAGACCACTATTCATTTCTATTCGGCAAAACAAGATGAAAAGGTTTTTATGGGGCAGTCGATCATATTCGCGTGGATTGACGAACAGTCCGAAAAGGAAGATGAACTTGTTGCGCAGTCTACGACCCGTGTACAGACAACAGGGGGTCAGGTTGCTATTACTGCCACTCCTGAGCATGGAATTACTGACCTATACAAGCGCTGTAGCGAGGATTTAACAGGAAAAATCTATTTCCAGAATGCCACGATTTACGACGCTCCACATTTCACGCCTGAGATGATTGATGACTTTATTGCCACTATCCCCTTTCACCAACGGGATATGAGGACAAAAGGGATACCAATCCTCGGCGTTGGCGCTATCTATCCGTTCCGTACTGCTGATATCACCTGCGCCCCGTTCGAAATACCAGAAAACTGGCGAGTACTGGCAGCGCTTGACTTTGGTTACACCGGAGAATCAGACCCGTCAATAATCGTGTTTATTGCCTATGACCCTGAAACGGGCAGGAAATATCTATTCAGAGAGTGGAGCAACCACAGCCGGATCACTCCGCTAATTACTGAGCGTGACGTCTACGCGAATGCCCATATGCCTGATTACATGGCGTGTAAAATCACAGGCCGTCAGCCTAACGACTGGACTGAGCAGGTATCTGTCAGGTCTGAGGAATTACGTACGTTTGAGGGGTTGGGGATTCCGTCGATACCTGTTGTTGCACCTAACGACGGTAACGGCGTGCAGGCGGGAACACAAAAAACCCGGTCAGAAATAATGCGCGATTTGGGAGCAAAAATGACGCCGTCAGTATGGCGGCTTCATGAGAGTCAGTTACCTGATGAACCTAACCGCGTGAGCAAGGAGGGTTCAATCATTCTGGTTGCTCAAATGTTTCAGGACGGCGACCTGAAAATATTCAATACCTGCACAGAAACACTGCGCGAACTCGGCCTGTATCAGTGGGTTAGAGAGGGTAAGCGCACAATCCCGTCACCGAAAAATGACCACTTCATGGATGCAATGCGCTATGCCGCTACGCGTGTTGAATTCGACGGCATCCCAATGCTTCAGGCCAAACGTACAGCGGAGCTACCAGCGGATCATCAAAACACGCCGTACAAACGCGCAATGGGTTCGTACACCAAAAAATTAGGAGCTAAAAAACTGTGACCAAAGAGGAGCTATTTTCTGTACTGATGGACCAGCGTCAGGCGGCGGAGGAGATTCACGGGATGTTGTCTGAGCGCTACACGTTGAGCTATCTGGCGTACCGTGGAGAGTTTCCCGCCAAAGGCGAGCCTAACGACATCTCGGCGGCACGTGTTATGCGGCAGGCGTTTGATAGCATCTACCCTTCGCTGGTGGAGTTGTTTACCAGTAGCCAACGTTCTCCAGTGAGTTTTGATAGTGATACCGCCAATGACGGAAAATTAGCAGCAGCAATAACGCGAGCAGTACATGGTTCGGCACTCAAAATTGACGGTTATTACCGCCTGATGATGGAGGCCATCAAGGAGATTTTAATCACCGGTGACCAAGCGGCCCGCGTTGGTTACGAGGAAAAACACTATGAGAGCGATAAGCACAATTTTACCGACGCTCCTGTAGAACAAATCGCTGTTGCGGCCAATGTGCTCATGAAAATGGGGTACAAAATTGACCACGAACTGGAGTTCAACGAGTCGGATCGTACTGGTAGTGGGTGGATTCAGGGTAAACGAACGATTAGATGCCCGGTCATAAATTTGATTGATTTCCGTAATTTTTACCTACACCCAAAAGCGGTTGATGTCGCGTCGTCACCGTACACGGCATACCGAGAGGATATTACAGTTGCCGAAGGCGTTGAGGCTGGATATTCAGAGTCAAAGCTGTTGAGTGCTGGTAAAAAAGACCTTGATGATCCGGCAGGAGAGAGCAAGCAGCTAATCGTTATTGGCGATATGAATGGCGATATTGATTCTCCTGACGCTGACTACAGCAAATACAACCAGTCCGTAACGCTATATCACCACTACTGGCGCGGTGTGTACAAAGGGAAGCGCCGTAAATTGTGGTACGTCGTGACTACAGATGCAGATATTTTGAGCGTTAAAGAGGTTGATTGGTGTCCGCTGGTTAAAGGCGGAATGAGCGTGGTTTCCGGAAGTGGTTGGTCGGAGTCGCTGTTCGACATGACCATTAACGAGCAAATCAACAAAACTCGAGCAATGCGGGCAATTCAGCGCAGCGCAGACGGTGCAGCTTACGGTGAATATCTTGCTGTTGATAGCCTGTTAACCCCAGACGGTAAACGCGTTCTGGAGAGCGAGCGCGGAGCCGGGGCACTGTATTACGCAAACAGCCTCAACGCTGTAACGAAAATTGGTGGTAACGACGTTCCTACTGCAATGCAGCTTCTTAACGAGGAGATTAACAGCGACGTTGAGTCCGTTATTCAGGGTAGCGCAGGTCAGGCGCAGGCGCTGGAGGAGAACAGCAACGCCAGTGGTACCGCTATCCAGTTAACGCAGGACAAACAGGAGCTAAACGAGAACCAAATCGCCTCCACAATCGCGGAGACCTTCATCAAACCTATCTACAGATTGTTATTGCTGGTGCTACAGGAGATTGGTGAGCGTGTGGAACTGGACGGCATCCAGTTGCCGTTTAAATCAATCCGCGCAGACCTCGGCCTGTCAATCAGTATTGAATCACCGTACGACAGAACGCGCGCCGCCGCCAACGTCAAAGCGGCGTACGAACAGGCCGCGCAACTCGGTACGCTACCAAAGAACTTTCAGCAAAAAAACGTATACGAAATATACGCCAACTACCTACGGGCAGTAACTGGTGAGGAGGACGTTAGCGACCTGATTACGCCACCGGAGGAGATGCCTCAGCCGTCAAAACTGGAACAAATCATCGCGAAGTTCATCACCGTCAGCAAGTTGCGATCCGAAATAGCCGCTACCGGACTGGCAGAGGCCAAGGTCAAAGATATGCAAGCCGATGTTGTGAAAAAACTCAACGACGCGCTGTATAGCCTGGCACAAGCGGAGCACCTAAAAGCAGAAGATAAGGTGAGCATGATTGAAACAATGATCAAGGCCAAAGAGCTTGAACAGCAGTCCGCCGATGCGGTAACAAAAAACGCACAGAATCAAGAAGTTATTGACAACAAGTAAGGATAAGAGATGGAAAACCAAAATGAACAATCACAGCAAACCGAAACAAAAGAAACTTCCGTGGGAGGAAACGGACGGTCAAGTTTTGCGGAGGCTATTTGGGGAGATGAAATCAAGGAGGGCAGCAACAAAGAGCCAGAAACGAGCGCAACGCCATCACCTGAAGACGCAGAGGCAGGATTGCTCAATATCGCCGACGCTGGCACCGAGACTACGGGAGGCGCTGGAGAGAGCGAAGAGCCATCAGAGTTAGATGTATGGCAGTTCGGAGACCAGGAATATACCGCCGCACAGGTTGAGGAATCACTGCGCGATCGCGAGCTGTACCAGAAATATAACCAGAGCGTACAGCCACTAATTCAGGCTATTGAGCAAACCAATCGAGATACCAGTAGATTCAAAGAGATGGCGCTGACAGAAACGGAAAAGACCATTGAATATCTGCAAAAGCGTATCAAGTCAGGGCAACTGGATGACCGCCAGCGCGCGGCGGCGTACGACCAGTTAGAGACGGCGAAAGACCGCAAGCGAATTCTGGAACAGGCTGCGGAACAGGCGGAGAAATCCAGAAATGACGCGTTGGCCCGTGTTCGTGACCAGAACGCCCGGCAATCAGTCGCGGCACTGGTTAAACGTGGCTGGAGCAACGAGCAGATTAAAGGCGTGGCTGTCGTCGCACAGCAGGTATTAGGCAATAAACTGGCCGACGTCCTGTCGCCTGAATTGATGCAGATTTTCCGCGACGCCGCAGAGCTACGTGCAACGCGTGAGAGTGCTGCTCAACGGTTCAAGAAGAAAGCGAACGATGCGCTGAAAACGACAAAACAGGCTCCACAAAAAACAGTCACTACGCCAGCCAAGCGGAGCAAAACGTTCGGCAGCATGATTTTCGGTGACGAGTAATGGGTGAGGGTGCGGCGCTCATCGCCGCTGGTTTGGTTGGAATGGGGTCAAATATGGGGTTATTGGGAGGGAGTGGTAGCGCTTCCAGTTCGTCAACCAGTCATACAACATCGTGGTTGGATCCATACGTAGAGCCGATAGTAGATAATTTTATTAGCGACTACTCAGGAATCAATTACGAAAACAGCACCGTAGCCGGATTAACCCCGGCAGAACAGGCAGCGTTAGACCGTGCAGGTAGCGGTTCTGTCATTGATACCGGGACGTCGATAGCTCAAGGGGGCGCTTCGCTGGTGGACGAGGCGCTAAACAGCATTCAGGGGCTATTAAACGGCAACGCAAAAACACAATTCATGAGCGGCGTCAGTGGGCTGTATAGCAGCGCCAGTGGATTTATGGAGGGGCAGGATAATGCCATCGAAAACGACGTTTATAGCAGCATGGGTGCGGCTTTTGGTCAATCCGCACAATCAAACATGGCATCAACTGCCGTTTCGGGAAGCAGTGCGGCTGAATATGCGACTAGCTCAATACTTTCAAGCGGCGCGAACGAGATGATCCAGCGCGAATCGCAGTTAGCGGAATCAATCCTGAAAGGGGCGGTGGGCCTGACTGGCGGCGCTATTTCTGGTGAGGTTGGATTGTTAGACCAGCTAATGGGCGCAGGCGGTTCAATATTCCAGACGGGCGCAAAAATGGCAGCGTCAGGAGAGAAAAATCAATTCAACGCCGGACTGTTTGAGCAGTGGTTTAATCAGCAGGTAGATAACAACAACCGTAAAAATAACATGATAAACAACAACATGCCGTTGATTAATTTCTCAGTGTTGATGGAGGAGATTCTGCCAACGGCGGGAATAGATACAACCACTACAACCAACTCAAAAACGAAACAGAGTAGAGGGGGGTTACTGTAATGTCGGGAATGCTGGATGCGATAGAGGGTATTTTTTCAACCGGTGATAGCGTTGGCCCGGGTATTGAAAGTCTGGACAGCGTGTCTGACGCGCTGTCTAACGTGGGAACAGTTGAAACAGCTAATGGAGTGGCTGCGGCGGCAACAGGAACAATCGCGCCGTCGTCAATGTTCCCTGATTGGGCGATGTCTGCAATCACGCCAGTAATGCAGACAATAGCGGGGGCGGCGCTTCGTCCGCACGCGAGAGCTACAGCTCCTATAGGAGGGTCTGGACACGGGGTGTCGGCAAATGCCGGTTCTAACGGTCAGGTAATTGGTCAAGTTGAGAGCCTCGCTGGTGGAGATCCGTTACAGGGTCTGTCCGGATTTAAAAACCTCCTATAACAAACGGAATAACAATGAACCTGAATAAACAGTTTGACGAACTATTCGCGACGTACAACGCGCGAGCAAACGAAATAATATCCACCGCCAGCCAGTCAGCAACGACGGCAGAAAACGACCCGTTTAAATACGCGTGGGCAAAACAGGAGGGCTTCGAAGAGGCATACGACCCTAACGCTAACGAGGTTGTATGGACTGAGAGACCACAGCCAAATTACAACGTGAATAGTCTGATGCGGGTTCGCGGCTCAATGTCTCCAGAAACGTTTGCCGAAACGTTCCCGGAATACCAGGTGAAAACGCAGAAATTAGACGGCCTGCTACAGGATATTTACCAGCAGGTATTGGATGGGAAAATCACGCAGCAGCGCGGAGAGGAGTTGGCATACCAGCTAATGAGCGACACGTGGAAAGAGGCCAAAAAAGAGGGCAAGCCGTCCGGAGCAGGCGCTGACTCCTCCAGTGAAAAACAAACAATAAGCCGCGTAATGCGGGGCCAGCGTCTGGTGGGAGATAAAAAATGACGGCTATTACTGATTTGCAGCAGAGCAGACAAACAGAGGCGGGGCAAATCAATATTGCCGCAACTCAGGGTATACAGTTAACGCCAAATCAGGGCGCCGTAGTCCCTAACGTAATGCAGTTGCAGGATCTGTACGAAAAACTACAGGCAGAACGAAATAAAATCCCCACGGTAAACCCTCCTAGCGATGATGAGATTAGGCGTACGTCGTGGATCGCGTCCGGCGTGATAGGTCTATTGGGAGCGCTGGTGTCTGGTAATGCTGCTGGTGGTATCGCCGCAGGGATGGTGGCGGCGCTGGCAATTCATGACCGAGGCCATGACTTACGTCAGCGCGCCGATTTGGTGCCGGAGCTTCATCAGCAGGGGTATACCGCCAGAGCCATTCTCAACTGGTACGAAACAGGCGATAACAAAGAACTGGATAAAGAGGCGCAGGAGCGAGAGCAGTTGGCGAGCAGGCAGGCCAGCATTGATATGCAGGGGGAGCAAATGAGCCAGGCGGACAGGCATTTTAACGTTCAACAGAAAAACGCCAATGATAGATTCTATTCCGGCCAGACAGCGGCTGAGTCACGATTTGAACGTGGATTGGAGGCGGCGGACAAGAGAGCAGAATTTGCAGTAAAAGCGCAGGGATTATCAGGACTGAAACAGGAGGCTATGGAGAGACGCCAATCACTAATGAAGGGGGCAACGCTGGACGCTGACCAGTTTAAGGCGTTAGCGAGGTCAAGGGCGGCAGCATATAAGGCGATTTCCGATATGCGGATTGGGACACCAATTGGCGAGCAACAGTTAGAGCTAATGGGACAGTTGATTGATGCTCCCAACGCATCTGTAAAATTGACGCAAACACACCACATTAGCGAGGGTGCGGCACACGGAATGATTGACAGGGCGGAGCAGTATTTAAATAAGGCTATTTCCGGCGAGCCACTAACAGAGGAGCAGGCTCACGAATTGTTAGACGTGATTAACGCGGGACACGCCGCACAGGAGCAGGCCTATTACGAGCAGGTTGGGTCTCAGGCCAGCCAGATAACTGACCCGCAGGAGTGGAAAAATTTCGCTATTGCAACAGGGCTTTCTGAGGCGCAATTGCAGCGGGCGCTAGAGGCGTATAACAGGGAGGAGGATAGAATATCGTCAGTTCCGTTTGGTGATGTCGGTAAAAAGGATTCCAGCGCGCCAAAATCAGGAGATTCCGTGTCATGGTGATGAGCGTAACACTGCCAAACGGAGTGATCATGAAGGGGGTTCCTGACGGAACGTCTCAGATTGACATAGCAAAACACGCAATAAGCAAGGGGTACGCCGAGCCGATTGATTTTGAGGCGTATCCTGCAATTTATTCAGAGTTGACAGCAGATAAACAACAGCCAGAAAAGGAGTACAAAACAACTACAGCACCTGTCAATAATTCAGGTGTGAACCAGCTTGATACTCAGGCGGTAACTAACTCTCTAATGAATGCTGGAATTGCTCACGTAGAGGCTGCTCAAAATGATGGCCTGACGCCAACAGAAGAGGATATGAAGGGAGGGAAGGACGCGTCTCAGTATGCGTGGGATACGTTATTGTTATCGCAACCAGAGGTAAGACTGGCAATGGAGGGATTGCCGCTTGCTGGGAAAGCGGCGGTAGGAGCGTTGACAAATAGCATGACGGGAGCGGCAACACACGGAACGACGGAGAATCTCAGGGAGGACGCGCTTGTTGGGGCTGGTGGTGAGGTTGTAGGTAAGGCGCTAGGGGTTGCTTGGGACGGGTTATCGCCAGTAGCTAAAAGATTTTTTAGTAGGTTCTCACCAAGAACCGCCGCTACTGTAAAGGGTGTTGCTGATGGTGGGGCGCTGGATGAGGCTGCAGAGAGGGAGGTTGATGCACCAACTAGAAGCGAGAAAATAACCACAGTAGAGCAGGGAGCAGACAGGGCGGCAGCGGAACAGGCGTTATACGACCAAAAATTCATGGAGTTCGCAACGCGACTGCATTCATCGATAGAGGGAACGAGCTATGCTGGAGCGGCACTGAAAGCGGCAAAAACCGGGGCTGGTGGGCAGGACGCGAGAAATGCGCTCAATTTTTACAGGATGGCGGTTTCTCCGTACGAATCATCAGTAATTCCCAGAGAGGCGTTATTGGAGGGGAGGGGTGATTTAAATGACGCACCATATTTTGAGGCGTTAATGAGAACTGATAGCGCAGAGTTGGACAACCTAATATCAAAAATTGACAAGGGAGAAGAGGTAAATCCGGCGCATTTTTTAGATGCGCTTGAGGCGTACCAAGTTAATCAGACGGCGCAAATTAAAGCGTACGCAAAGAGGCTACCGCAGCACTACGCAGAAGATTTGCGAGCGTTGGCAAGGGGGATGCCGAAAGTTGATAAATTCCTGTCTGACGCAGCAAGAATGGGGAGGAGCGCGTCAAAAGTAGCTCCAAAGGTAAGCAGGGATTATCAGCAGGGGTTCACTTTAGCGATAAAGGATTATGCCAGCGGGGTTGAAAAATCACTGAGAGACGAGGCAGACAGAATCACTGAGGAGATGGCAAAATTGCAACGAGAACAAAAAAATAACCCTCGGTTAAAAGCCGTTATTACTGCAATGAGCCATTCACACGATACGTTAGAAAAAATGGCAGACAATATTCAATACGGACTGGAAAGGGGAACCATGCGGGGAGGTGTTTCTGCCGACGATGTGGGGATGTTGAGGAGCATGGCGGCTACACATGATGCGGCCGAGCATCTTGAGGAATTATATTTAAAATACAGACAGATAGAATCAGGATTCGCAGCACTTCCCGCTGCAAGGACTGAAATGGAGGCGGCACCGCTAACAGAGAGGCTGATTGATGCGGCGGAGTTGGGGTTGACGATAAAAACACTTGGCGGGAATAGGGCCGCAAAAGCGATAGCGCCAAAAACGATATCGGGGCCAGTGCGTAAAATCAGGAAGACTATAGAGCGCAGACAGGCGCTGAAGGAGATAAATAAGGTGATAGAAAAAACAAAATAGGAGAAATGTTTGACAAGCTGCAAAAATAAATGATCTGATAGCGACGATTTATACCTATTAGTTCGGCCAAGGAGCCACTAAGCGAGGTTTTAATGAATTGGCTCAACTCTATTCTTATGAACACATTGGCGTAAAAGACGACGTCACTAACCGAATTTATAACCTTGGTGTACAGGACGTGCAGCGCCTGCCGTTCTCTAACTCAATCGGCAAATCTAAAGCATCAAACCAGAAACATGAGTGGCAAATCGACTTTGACGAAAAGCCGGGTGAAAACGCCTACCCGGAAGATTACGAGTATTCGGACGTCGTAGACTCCTATACCCCAACAATTCCAATGTACAACTACTGCCAGAAATTAATCGTTGGCGTACGCGTTACAACGGAGGCTCAGTTGCAGACGTACTGGGCTGGCGAGGATGATGACCAGTTCTCCTATCAGGCCAAAAAGAAGGCGCGCAAACTGCTACGTGACTGGGAGTGGGCATGTCTGAATAACGGCGGTTACGTCGCCCCATCTACTGACCAGGACACCGGGAAACCTACCGCTGCAAAAATGGCTGGCGTTCAGGCGCTAATTAGCTCTACCGATAACGGGGTAACCGTTTCGGCAGACCCGTTATCCGGCGCAATCACCTACGCTACGTCAGCCTCAACCACGCCTACTGAGGATGACATTCTGGATATGATGGAACAGCTATGGACGGCGAACGCCACCGCAGAAATTATGATGGTGTCGCCCAGCATGAAAGAGACCATCTCAGGAATGCAGGAAAAAGACCCTACCCGCGTGCGTGTATTTGAGAATGACGATTCTATTTCGTTTGAAGTTTCGTCTATTAAGGACGCGATGGGGAATATCGTTAAAGTGGTTTATCACAATATGATGCCCGCCAATTGCGTATTTTTCTACAGCTCAAAAAACTGGCGCGAAGCTGTCTGGCAAGCCCCGTTATCAGAGCCGGTTCCAAAATCAGGTGGCGCCCGCAAGGCAATCATCTCAAAAATCGCCACGCTACAGCACGATAACCCGTGGTGTTCTGGTTGGATTCAGGGGAAACCTGCAGATCCGGTTCAATCAACTAAAAAGGCAGCGTAATGAAGGGTGGAATCAATATCGTTGAGCTGGCGGCTATCTGCTACGCGGGCGTGGCAGCACTTCGTGAGGCAACAGGGGGGGGTGATCAACCGGAGTGGGTGGATTTAGAACCAGATAAACAGGGGGTGATTACTGACTATATCACTCAACTGTTAACCGGACGACCAATCCCAGACAGCCACGAGGGAGAGGTTATTCGCCGGATCATCGCGGTAATCCGTGATGAAAAGAAAACCCTCAAATATGCGTAACGGGAGGCTGGCAAACGCCAGCCTTTTTTACAGGTGATTTATGAGCACTACCTACGACCAATTAACAGCAAATATCAAGGCGTGGTGCGGAAGAACCGACACCACAACCTTAAACAACATTCCTCAATTTATCGCAGCAGCCCAAACGGCATTAGACAGTGAATTAACAATCGGTGAGATGATTTCAACAGTCACCTATAACACCGACACCACATCAATAGACGTATCTGAGTTTCTGACGATTCAGGACGTGCTGATTTCTGGGCTGGTGGGAACGTCAACAACCTACGCTGAAGTTGCCGCCCTGCGCTATCTGGTAAACGCCAGACCAGAAACTGCCGGATACGATTTTCACTACTCCCTATCCGGCAACAGCATTGAGCTGGTAAAACCTGCACCAGTTACAGTGACAGGGAATAAAAAACCTGTCCGCCTATCCACTGGCACGCAAACCAACGCCTACACGGACGGAGCGGAAAACGCCCTCCTGTGGCTATCACTGTTTTATTGCGCAGCGTTCGCTAGGGATGACGAGGCCGCGCAGGGGTGGGAAGCGCTGGCGCAGGGTGAGATTGCGAACCTGAATAGTGCCCGCGAAAAATTCACTAAAACAGGAACTGCGAGGGTGAAACGCCGTGGATATTTCTAATGACAAGGGGCACTCATTGATTAAATTTCTGGGATTCACCGGAGTTGCTGCAATTATTTCAATAGCTGTTTCGCTGGGTAAAACGCAACAGGTAATAGACGATACCAGCGCTCAAACAAAGAGATCGCAACACCAGATAGACGAGCTAACCGCAGATATCAGGGTTGAGCAGCAGGAATTGGTCGACGTGGATCGCCGCGTTACCCGACTGGAGGATAAACAGAGTGCCAATTGAAAACGCAACAGTTATTAGTGAACTAAACCCTGACTGGCCTGTGGGAGCGTCGGATTTTGTAAGTCAGGGAGACGACCAGCTAAGGATGCTGAAGAAGGTACTGCAAAACACGCTCCCCAACGCCACCGCTCCGATTACCACTACTCCGGATAAAATAAACGGATTAACAGATCACCTATATTATTCAGAGGGTGACGGGACGGATAGCAATCCGGCAATGATCGCAACAACAAATAACTCGCCAGACTTGCCAGCACCGTTGGCGATGACAACTCAATCTCCGTCATCAATAGTAATGTCATCGAACCCATATTATGTGCTCAATTGGGGGGTAATAATTAACGCCGTGTTTCCGGTTGGTTGCCAGTATACGAGCCACACCGATAGCAGAAACCCGTACGACATTTTAGGGTTCGGAACGTGGGAGCCAATAGTCGGCCTGATTGCTGGTGTTGGTTCTGCTGCTGATAATAATAGTTATACACAAAACTACTCGTTAGGGTATCAGCCTGGCTGGTGGCGAGTGGGTAACGCCCAGATTGTAGGTCAGCAACTGCCAGTACAATTGACGATGGACCCCATTGATCCTCACGTCCACGGAGAGGCAACAATAAATAGTTTTTATAACGATTCAGGCCACACAGCAACGATTCCCGGGGACGGGCCAGGATCAACTGGTAGTGCAGGCGGGCATACGCCAACAGGAACGGGTTCAGTAACAATAGGTTCTGGGGGATTTACAGACGGAACTCCATTTTATAACCCCTACTACGGGGCGTATATCTGGACGCGAACCGCATGACGAATCCAAAAATACAGCAATTAGGTGCTGTCGGGCTAATGCTAGACGGCGACCCAACGCAACTACCAGACCAGGCATTCACGGACGTTTTAAACGTCCGTTTTAACGGCAGGGAGATAACTCCGTATCTGGGTAATCAATACTGCGCCTATTACACGACAGACTCCGCAGGAAACGTAGCGTCAAACATGCACTGGTTAATACAGGTGATAATGTTCGATGCGTTCAGTGCTAACGCTCCTCTATTGTTTTTTCTGGGGGTGGATAACGGTTCGGTAAATATCTGGCAGCAATCACTCGCTACGCCGGAATACGGAAAACTGTACGTACACACTGACGGAAACTACGATACTGGATTTACAGCGGATAGCATCTGGACGGCCTACAAATGCCAGGTTAACAACTGTCAGATATTCGGCGCACTGGGAGCGGCTCCGATTGGTAAACAATACGACTGGACGGGATTTGATTCATTAACGGGGTGGGGAGAGCAGACAATAGTAGACGGTTCAGGTAATCCTACGGTGGAAACACGCCGCTGGACGTGCCGTAAATTGGTTCAATTTGATAACCGGTTATTAATACTATCCACTGTAGAGGAATCGCAGGGCGGTTCTGATATCCCGTATCCGACCCGTGTCCGCTGGTCTGGGTTCGCGCAGGAAAACGCATTCCCTATAAATTGGGACGACACCGCACTAAACCGCACGCCAGAGGATGCCGCCGCCGCCGTAATTGACGGGTACGCCGGGTGGCAGGATTTGAGCAGTAATTACGAGGTGATGGACGCAGTTGCCAATGGTGGGACGCTATACGTCTATACGGAACGTGAGACCTATACAATGTCGCCGTCTGGCAACGACCAATCACCGTTTATTACCAAATTGCTCTACAGTGATTTAGGGTGTCTGGATATCGGCTGTTGTGTCAACGCCCACGGCTATAACTACGTTTTCACGGGTTCGGACGTCGTTAAACACGATAGCGTATCGTGGAAATCTGTCGCAGACGAACGTGTCAGGGATTGGCTATCCGACTATGTAGAAAACCACAAGGCTGGAATGGTACGGCTTACCAACTTCCCTGAATTATCGGAAATATGGGTTCTTATTTACGGAGAGGATCAGCAGGACGGAGACTACAGCAAAACAATAGCGCTTACCTATAACTACGTGAAAAACACATGGAGCCGTAAAACCCTTCCGTATATCAACGACGTCACGTTTTGCCCGCTGGCTCCAGACACATATCCGCCGTCGTGGGACTCCGTTAACATTGCGTGGGACGACTATAACGTCGTGTGGGATACCGATGACGCTAAAACCGCGCAGGGCACGCTAGTCGGGTGTTGTAACGCTGGTGGAATCTATTACCTGAATTACGGGAGTACGGAGACTCGCAGTGTCGTTACGGGCGGCGTGGTGAATATGACGACTCAGGATCTCCAGTGCTACGTAGAGCGCAGGGGACTGGATTTTAATACCGGATACCGGGAGATGATCACTGAGGCCTACCTAAACGGAAAAGGGGTCAACGATATAACTCTAAGCATTGCATACGCCGATAACCCTGATTCCGGTTACGTGTGGGATAGTCAGACGTTTAGCCTGGTAAATCAGCGCAGAACCACGTGGCGCGCGGAGGGTGAGAGTCACGGATATAGGCTGGAGGTCTCCGGACAGGGGAGTATTCCGGTAGGGATAAATTTCACAATAAGGAAAACTGGACGATGAACGCCAAAGAGCAAAAATTAAAGGCGCTCGCCGACGCCCGGCGACGAGCGACTCTCAACGTGAGAACAACCAGTAGTGCCAGCACCACAAACGCCCAGAGCGAGGTGGCGGAATCACCGCCCACTGTATATCAGGTTCCAAATATAAACGTCCCGGAAAATCTGGAGGAGGCCGCAAAACTAATCCAGTCAGAACTGCAAAAAATAGCCCAGAGTCAGTCCGTACTGTTAACCCTGTGGGAGAAGCTAAAATCTCAGTACGCCACTGCAACGGGGGTGGAATTTACCAAGCCGGTATCGTTTCAGGATAACCCACAAATAGAGGGCCAATATGGGTGGAACTGTGTTCCGCAGTATGCTCAAGTCGTGGTGGGTTCGATGGATAATGCGCCGTGGGGATGGGCGATGGTGCCAGATATTGCTGACGCACCCAACCCATACGGGACGGTTTTAACAATGTCGTCAAGTGGGACTTACATGCTGACTGTGGCTCAGGCAGTGGAATCATCCAACTACTGGCTACAGCAAATCATGATAGATACAAGCAATCAGGTATTCACCAGGACGGCAACAAACGGTATGGGGTGGTCTACGTGGGCACAACTTCTAAACAGCCTAACAGCGGAAGAGATTCTTATGCAGACTCGGTGGGAGATCTACACTGAACTACAAAAACTAAATACGGGGCTAATAGTACCAATTGTTATCAATCCGGAGTAACCTCACGTAAAGGAGGGGTTATGCAGAATGACGCGATAACGGAGCTGATGTCGATGATTTTTAAGGTGTACGGTCTACTAAAAGCTGGAGAGGTAGAGAGAGCGATCCTACTGCTGGAAAACGGCACAGAGGGAATAAAACGTATAACTCACTAGCACACCCGGCAACAAAAACAAAAAACAACCCGCGCATCATGTGCGGGTTTTTTATTGGGCGAGAAGATGAATTATGAAAATTAAAAAAATGATTATTGGGTTTGGGTTGTTGTTAGTGGCAGCATCTGCAATGGCTTGCCCAAAGGGTGAGCACCCCCATGGGGGAACAGGTTCGCATCATAAGGGAGGGTATTGTTCTTATGAGCGGTAAACTTATTGGAGTGGTTATTGTTGCTGTCATGCTGGTGGGATGTTCTAAGGCTAGGAATCCGCAGTGTCAGGATTTGGCTGACAAGTATGACGGGGCTTTGATTGGAGGCGCACTTTCAGGGGGAGGATATGCTGCGTCGTACAAAACTGATCTAGCTGAGGCCCAGCTAAATCAGTGCGAGATGATGTTTGACTCAATGAAGCAGCAGCAGCAGTACCAGCAGCAGCTGCAAGAAACAGCGATAGAGGCGAGAAGAGAGCAGTTGCAATCTCAGGAGCAAGCACAGCAGCAAGAGAGAAAAAGAAAAACGCTGGAAGCACTGAATAGCCCAGAAGTGCAGAAAAAGCTGCGAAATGACTCACTGAAGGATCTGGTAAGCTGCGCAAGAAGTGAAGGCGGTGAGAGGCTGTCGTCTGATGTCGTGGATTTAGTGTCGGGGGCATGTAAGAGCGAGATTGATAGGCGAGTGAGAGACGGGAAGGTTAGTCGCGCCACGGTGGATAAGTTGCTTAATAAGCAAGAGCAGCAGATAACGCAATCGCAATCACCTAAAGGTTCGTCAACATCTAACTCAAAGTTGGCTTACGCATCGCTGCAGGGGTTGGTGGATTGTGAGCACTCGGTTGTTTCTCCGCAGAGTAGTGAGCTTCTTAAGGACGGCGCTAGTTCGTCATATCAATGTGAATTGGAAATAGACAGGCGGGTAGATTCAGGAGTGATTAGTCGCGCTGAGGTGAATAAAGTAGCTAACCAAGGAATGTAAGCACAAATGAAAGTAAATCCCCCGAGGGGGATTTTTTTGTTTTTATACCGTCTACTTTGAGTGTACCCAAAGGATACCACTGGAAATAACGTGTAAAAGGTATGATTTAGACATGGCTAATGATGTAAAGTAGACCGTATCACAATAGCTGGTATTGGATACCATAAGGAGGATTAGTGAATTTTGGTTACGCAAGAGTGTCATCGAGAGAGCAAAAACTAGACAGGCAATTGGAGTCGCTTGCCGGAGTGTCTTTGGATGAGGTTTTTCAAGAGAAGATTTCAGGTAAGGACAACAACAGACCTGAGTTAGAAAGAATGCTCACAAAACTTAGGGAAGGAGACGTGGTTTTCATTAAATCAATGGATCGCATTGCCCGTTCATTCAAGGGGTTTATGGAGATTTGGGAGCGAATAGAAAAATGCGGAGCCTCGCTTAAAGTGATGGATATGGGGTTGACGCTGGACAGATCTCCTATGACTCAGTTTTTGGTGACTGTTATGGCCGCGGTATCAGAGTTGGAAAGGGGAATGATTCGCCAGCGACAAAAGGAAGGGGTTGCCATAGCTAAGGAACAGGGGCTTTACACGGGGCGTAGGCCAGACTTGAAAAAGCACCTGGCTTTCATGGAGCTTAGGGATGCGGGGACTACGGTAAATCGCGCTGCTGAGTTGGCTGGGATAGGAAGAGCGCAGGCTTTCAGGATAATGAAGGAATACGACAGCGCGGATGATGTGCGAAGGCTGATAAACGAGCAAGCAAAGGACAAGAGGGGGGGGTAACCTCCCTTTTTTTATTTTATTGGTATCATTAGATAGGTATCATATAGCACAAAAAAGCAAAACGATGCTTATTAACGGAGGTAGATTAAGCTCATAGAGAGTATCATTAAATAGGTATCAAAATGAAAGATTTAATCAATAAGTTGAACCAATCATCAAACCGTATCCACGCAGCATTGGCAGGTGAATACGTTCGTCGCTTCTCTCACGTACCAGGCGAGCAGCTACAGCGCTTCGAGAACGTGGCATACCGATTAATGAAAAAATACCCAGACAGCGTTTACGGCGAGCTGTGGTTAAACGCTGAGGGTGAGCTGGTGGCGCGTAGCTTTGAGGTGTGCAAAAACGGTGAGTTGGGGCTTGTTGGGTACGAAGAAAACTCCATGGGAGATATGGAGCCTGTATTTAGCGGGGTTACGTTCTAATGAAAAAAGCAGAGAAGTCGCACGTTAGCCGCGTTGCTGAATTAGGTTGCGTTGCCTGTTACGTTCAAGCTGGCATCTGGGGAACGCCGGGAGAGATTCACCACACACGCACTAATTGCGGAATGGGCCAGAGATCAGGTTGGAAAGAGGTTATTTGCCTTTGCCGTGGTCATCATAGAGAAGACGACAAAGCGGCTAACAAAATAGCGATTCACGGGAATACAGGTCACAGGGCGTTTACAGCTACCTACGGAACAGAACGAGAGTTACTGGAGTTAACATTAATTAACATTTAGAAAAATAATACCGCCAGAAGAGTTCAACGCTAAGAATTACCTCACGCTATCTCATGCGTACACGAACAATCGTACGAGGTGATTAGGTGAGTGTGTTTGAGTCCGCCATAAAAGAAATGGAAGAGCACGAATTACTGGCGTTGTTAAGATTTTGCTCATGGAACTCTCTAAACAATAGAGACGCAATTGCAGCAATAAACAAGGAATTACGAGAGAGAAATGAAATATTTAGTTAATGCAATTAAGCGGTTTATTAACGCAAACAAACGAATGGCAGAATGTGAATCTTGGGTTAAATACCTTGAAAAAGAGATTGATTTCCTGAATCACAAATCAGCACAGGACAATATAGCGATTAATGAATTAATTCGAGAGAACGAAATTATAAGCGGAGATAACACCAGATTAATTAAAGAGATTGAATCTGTTAGAAATATTGCGGGTAGGATGAGAGAAAAGCTTTATGAGTCGGCAGCGACACCTAAAGAGCATGAATTTCTAAACGTCTGCGCACGCATTCACGATAGCGGGAAAGTGATTAAGGGTAGGACGTTCTCAGTCATGATGACTGAGGCGCTGAGAGAGCGACGGAGCGCGGTTCACGGGCGTTTCGGAGGTGGTAGTGATGTTGCAAAAATGTGGGGTGACAGGGCTAGCTCAAAGAGTAATTAGGGTTCTGAAAGAGCGAAGATTGCTTAATAGTGAAATAGCTAAATTATTAAATATTAACGAAGAGGTATTGCTAAAGGAATCAAAAAACTTTCTTAGAAAAGCAGCTTCATACGAAATAACAGCAGGCAAATCATTTATTAACGAGCGCGGAGTAAGGGACCGGGTATATGAGCTTATACGTCATGAGCCAGAAAGAGCAGTGGCATCATGTAAGCTGAGAAACAATATTTATTTTGGCGTTAATAAAAAAAGTAGGATGTCAAAGCGCACTATTTTCCTAGAGGCTGCGAGAGAGAGGAGCAGGTTAATTAATACAGGTAATTACAGCAGAGAGGAGGAGGTGAAATTATGCGAAAAATACGGGCTTTAGCTATTTTATCGTTAATTACGTTATCAGGATGTAGCGTTGCTAAAAGCGAGTCGGGCAAAGACGAAGCGGTTTCTCTTGGGGAAGGGTGTGCCGTCAACGTCCAAGCCGACTCATATCAGGTAGCGTGCGCTAACGCTGACCCTGCAAAAGTAGTTAACGCAATAAAAACAATCAACCAAAAATTACAGGAGAATAGTAAATGAAGATTGTAGCTGGAATGAATGAGTGTCAGCTAAAGGCGCGGGTTGTAAGCAAGCAGCTAGAGCTGGGAGGGGATGTGAATGTGGTGTACGTGTGGATGGAATTTTTTAAGAAGGCGTCCTGCGACTACAACAAAACAAGCCATGAACGCTGCAAAGACTGCAAGGACAAGGGAAGGCCATGTGAGGGCAGCCGGAGTGTTTAGAGCTGTGCGAGGTCTGGGTTATGTTGCATACGGGAAAAAGGCGCAACGCCTGATTAACCAGATAATTGCTAAATACGGTTCTATCAGGGCCTATTACGAACACGTTAACGGAGGACGCAGGTCCTCTACCACGGAGCAAAAATGATAAGCGAAGAAAAGCGCCAGCAGATTTTGTCGGCCCTTGAATCGTTCGGGGCCAACGGAGCGACGGTTAAACAGCTATCTGAAAAAATCCACATTGGAACGTCAGGAACGGCGAGCTACGTGTGTCGACTCCGCCGCGACGGATACATTATCGAAATAGGAAAAGTGCCTACGCGATCCACGCCAATTTACGTAGTTAACAACGGTAAATACCAGCCAGATGAGCCGGATATTTTTGAACAATGCCGGGCCAACTGGCAGGGATATAAAATCCACAAAATTTTTGGCGGCTCCCAGCGGCAAACGACAGTAGGTGAGGAACAGTCTCAATACGAACCCTTTTAACGGAGGTCGCCCCATAAGGGGCGGTAACAGAATGGCAAGAAGAAAATATACAAACCGCAAGGCGCGGATTGAGAAAAAATTCTCTACAGAGTCCAAAAGGCTTCTGATTGCATTAGCTCCAAATCAGTACCCATCAGAATCATTCACCCTCGACGAGGGCTATAACGGTGATTTTTGTTACAGCGAGTGGCAGGTATGCACCGTTGATTACTGGGGAGAGGCTGATGCTTACGACGCCTTCGATCTGCTTCACAATCAATTAATCCTGCAGACAACAGACTGGGACGGTATAGGTCATGCTGATGACGCCGAATACTCCGGTTCGGGACCGATAGATAAAACCCCATTCTATTCACCCTGGCGTCTGGGTGCTGTTACCCGCGCGCAGATCATCCGCCATTGTCGGAAGCTGGCTGCTGCTGGCATTAACTGGGATTGATTAAATGACAAATAACAAACTAACAGACGAGAAGATCAAAGCGCGAATTAACGCGATTGAGGACCGACGTTCTGCCAGCCGTGATTTTTGGGACGGTGATTGGGATTATCCTGAGGATATAGAGCTGTTGGCGCTGCGCGAGCTACAGGAACGCCGCAAGGCTGACGAGTGGATTCCGATTAGCGCACCACCGGATGATTGCAGGGTTGTGTACTGCTGGTCGGAAAAAATCAGGCTTGGAATAGAGGCCCGATATCGCAACGGGGAATGGGCGGCGTGCCATGATGACGAAGAGGACGAAGAGGAATATATCACTCACTGGATGGAGTTGCCGAAGGGGCCGAGACAATGAATAACAAACTAACAGAAGTGAGTATTAGAAGGTGGAAAATGCAGGCACTCCGGGACGCGAATAACCCTGAATCTACTCAACAGGTAAAACTATACGCCTGTGCGATGTACGAAGCGTGTGAGTGGATTCAAGAGCGATTCAGGGATGATGAGTTGAGTAAAAAATCATGACATCACGCTACATAAGCCTAAAAGAAATGTGCTCTCTAATGGGGTTGTCACGCGTCACGCTATGGAGAATGTACGAAAAGAGGTGCGAGTTCCCTAAGCCACACAAAAGCGCATCAGGAACGTTTCTAGGATGGCCTGAGAGCGTATTCAACGACTGGCAACAGCAACAATCAAGATAATACGATCCCCGCAATAGCGGGGATTATTGCGTTATCTGCTCAAGTCTTTCAGTCCATTGGTCTATGATCTCTCGCTTTTCCCTAAGGTAGTAATACCTATCGTAAACCTTGCTGCTAACACCCGGCCTTCTATGGTTCTGTAAGATATCTCTAAGCTCTAAAGGAATGCCCATATCTCCAGCCAACGTCTTGAATGTTCTTCTTATGTCCCGTGGCGTGAACGGGGTAAATATATTTTTATCGCAAAATCTGCGAACCTGCTTAGATAGTTCAGCGCTTAATAGGTGTCCTTCCTTTGTTTTTGCAGGAAACAGGAATCCAGTCTTTCCGTAAAGGTTTTTTTGAATATTAATAATCTCAATAGCCTTATCGGACAGGGGTACGACGTGAACATTTCCAGTTTTGCTTATCTCAGGAGGAATGGTTAGAGACTTCCCTTTTTCATCAACATTTTTCCTCAAATTTGTCATTAACTCCCACGGACGTTGACCCCCAGTGTAAATGCACAGGAGTATTAAACGTGCAAAGTTTGGGTTAATTGGACACATTGAATCAGGAACATTTAGGGAATTTATTAGCTCACCAAGCTCGTCCCACGACAAAAACCGTTCACCTACCGTCTCGGCGCCCGGCTGCTTTGGAATAGAAGACACCGGGTTTACTGTTAATCCATATTTAGCTTGTTTGTTAATAGTTGTTGGGTCGTTATCGGCAAAAAGACCAAAATTAAACGCTGCGTGCAGGTCGGTTCTTACTTTGTTTGATCCTGCGACAGCTCCGCGTTGGATAAACTCAGAAAGAACTCCCCGGATCATGTATGGGGTAACGTCCTTTGCTGGTGTTTTTATGTCTATAAAGGGTGATGACAACACCTGTTTAAGCCTGTTCTCTTTTTGCGCATAGCCTCGCTTGCCAGTGGATTTTTGGTTGTCTATGTAGTCATCAAAAAGTTCTTTTATCGTTGCGTAAGATGATGAGAGTCCGGTTTCTTTGTTGTAGCTTTTTGCAATTTCTGTTGCACTGGATAGGGATATTTGAGGGTAATCACCTATTGTTGTGAATGACCGCTTTCCACTTTTTTGGGTTTTAAAAATGAAAGATTTTCTACCAGACGGATAGACGCGAATTCCAAGTCGCCCGGTGCCCCTTGTTCCCGTGTCGTGCCAAACCTCGTATTTTTGATCTTTAGCTTTTAGTGCCCTAATTTTGCTATCTGTGAGTGGTGAGGCCATTAGGTTCTCCGGGTGTTTTTACGGGTGTCGTTACTGAGAAATACTAGGCAACTAATAGAAACCATTCAAGTAATATAAAAGTTATAAAATCAATATATTAACGTAAATATGAAATGGATATAAACCGACGTAAACCAAATGGTAGCGGACTTCTAAGCCGTGGGTCGCAGGTTCGAATCCTGCAGGGCGCGCCATTGATAAATCAAACAGTTACATCAAAAAAACTATCATCTAAAATTATCCTGCAGTGTAAGTATCAGGTTAAGTTTTAAATCATCCCTGTATTTTCGCATTATCTTGACCTTCCCCCTGTAAACAGTGCCAGTCTAAACTGAAGTTTCCGGTCTTTCTTCCATCTCACAGAAAGGCGCATTGTCATGAAAAAGACCCGTTATACCGAAGAACAGATTGCATTTGCCCTGAAACAGGCTGAAATCGGCACTCGCGTCGGGGAAGTCTGCAGAAAGATGGGAATTTCTGAGGCCACATTTTACAACTGGAAGAAAAAATTTGCCGGGCCGGGCGTGACGGAACTGCGGCGTCTGCGGCAACTGGAGGATGAGAATCAGCGGCTGAAGAAGCTGGTCGCTGAGCTGAGTCTGGACAAGGAGATGCTGCAGGAGGTACTGAAGCAAAAGTTCTGAGGCCGGCTCAGAAGCGCCAGGCGGTGACATTTTTGCGGGAGGCTTACCGTATCAGCGTCCGGCGGGGATGTGGGTTGCTGATGCAGAGCAGAACCGTTTACCACTGGCAGAGCCGGCGTGATGATCGGGCGATAACCCTGCGTATCCGGGAAATAGCGGAAACCCGGATACGCTACGGTTGCCCGCGTATTCATATTCAGTTGCGCCGGGAGGGATGGCCTGTTAACCACAAGAAAACCCACCGGATTTATTGTCCGGAAGGCCTGAACCTGCGCAGAAAACGCCCCCGCAGACATGTCAGTGCAGCACGCCGTCAGCAGCGCTCGGTCCTGACGCATGTCGATCAGTGCTGGAGTATGGATTTTGTGTCAGATAATCCGTTTAACGGGCGGCGTTTTCGGGCGCTGACTGTAGTGGTTAATTTTAGTCGGGAATGCCTGGCGATCCATGCCGGAAAATTGTTAAAAGGCGAGGATGTGGTCAGAATAATGGAGGCACTGCGGGTACTAAATAAGCGGCTGCCGGTAGGTATCCAGACGGATAACGGCAGCGAGTTTATCTCAAAAAGTCTGGATAAATGGGTGTATGAACACGGCGTCACAATGGACTTCTCACGCCCCGGAAAGCCGACAGATAACCCGTTTATTGAATCATTTAACGGCAGTCTGCGGGATGAATGCCTGAACATTCACTGGTTCCTGTCACTGGAAGATGCGCAGGAAAAACCCGACAACTGGCGCAGGGAATACAATCATGAGAGAACGCATTCATCATTAAATGACATGACTCCGGCTGAATTTATCCGAAGTCTCCGGAAAGACGAAGGTCTCTGATTTAGCACTGTACTGAATTTGTGCCAGGGTCACTTACAATTCTACTTCGTTAAAGGCTTTAGTGAAAAAAACTAATGGAGAATTAGTTAGATTAACCTTAATAACACTTTAAATATGTAATAAAAGTGGGCGTGTACACCCACTTTTATTTTATAGTGAACATGCTATAGCTAATTAAATCTTACAACTATAGTTTCACCTACTAAACCAATAGAATACACATCATTTCGACTTTTTTCCCATCCATCATTAAGGGTAACTTGATTTGTATATAGTTTAAATTTTTTGGAAAAAGGATTTCTTTGCATTAATACACCTGACCACATCCAGTCATTATTAATGATGCGCGGTATTAATATTTCCATAATGGGGTGTTTTTTTATTATATTTTCATTAGTTGATGTGTATGGCTCTACACCTATAAATTTTATATATTCAGCATTGTTCCCAATACCAAAGGCTTGGATGTCTTGAGATATTCTATTAACAATATTTTCTTCAAACTTAAATTGTGCATTAATTGAGTTATACGCTCCGTAAGAAAAAAATGTAGATATTAATAAAACAAAAGAAAAATAAATTCTAAATATTAATTTTTTATCCCCAAATGCAGAATACATTGAGTAACAACAGAAAAACATAAAACCGCCCATCCCAATCAGTACTCTTGCAGCATAAATTGGTGAATTAAGTAGCAACATAGGGCCAATAATAAAAAATAAAGAAGCTAATAAACTAACAGCCAACAATGTTATCTTTATTGCTTTATTTTGTTCGCTTGATAATATTCTTAAAGCAATAATTAAAAAAGAAACAACTAAGACTACCAGCATTGAGTAATAAACTAAGCTATAAGCACCATCAAAAATGACGCTTATCATTTTATAGAATGAAGCTATATTATTGTAAAGACTTTCAATAATATTCGAGTTTAACTCTATAATCTTGCTGTGCTCAATATTGTAACCACCAGTAACCAATTTTTTTGCTATAAAAAAAGAGTAGATCAAATATCCTGTTATCAAGCAAAATAGCGATGAAATAGCTTTGTAAACTATTGACTTTAAGTCTTCACCACTTGTGAGATCTGAGAGTATAAAAGTAAATAAAAATATAGAGTATATATTTAATGAGGCTTGATATAGACTGAGGTATGCAATTGTTAGAGTGACAGCGATTATGATGTTTGAAATTTCACGGCTGTACGATTTACGCGATGCCATAATTGATATGGCGACACTCAAACACATTGTTAATGAATCATATTTATATGATAGGTTTTCTATGAAAAAAGGATTTGCTATAATCATCATAAAGCAAAGTGCCGCTGTGATATAATCATTACCGAACAAATAATCTCTAATGTACACTAATGAAATAACTAATGCGGTCAACCCTAAAATCAATGGAAGTGGAGATGAGTCTGTAATTGGTATACCAAAATTTATAACATAAAATATAACATCAGCAAGAGGCCTGCCATTCCCAGACCAGCCTAGCCCACCATAAAGAGACCTTCCTAAATCATCAATGTAATATGATTGTTGAGTTAGTAAAGGGAACGTGTAAATGAGTACCAAACCCAAAAGGATGGATACAAACATTTTGTCATTATTATTGAACGTCACTTTATAATACCTTCTTTTTTAAAATATACTTAGGCCTTTTTTTGGTTTCTATGTAAATCCTTCCAATATATTCCCCAAGAATACCTATTCCTATCAATTGAACGCCACCCAGAAAAAGTACAGAAACAAGAAGAGACGGGTAGCCAGGAACATTATTTCCAAATATTAATTTATCAATAATCATCCATGCACCGTAAAGGAATGACATACCTGCAATAAACAATCCAATGTAAGTCCATATACGGAGCGGAAATGTTGAGAAAGAAGTTATTCCTTCCAGCGCCAAATTCCATAATTTCCAGCCATTGAATTTTGAATCGCCGGCAATACGCTCAGCGCGGGCGTATTCAACTACATCAGTCTTGCCGCCCACCCATGACAGAACGCCTTTCATAAACAGATTACGTTCTGGCATCTGTTTAATATTTTCGACAACCTCACGGCTCATTAACCGGAAATCACCGACGTTCTCTTCAATTTTCGGATTGCTGATTTTATTATGCAGCTTATAAAACCATTCAGCTGTCTTACGCTTCATGCGCCCGTCAGTTGAGCGGTCTGAGCGCTTAGCCAGCACCATATCCGCGCCAGCCTGCCACTTCTCAATGAGATGGGGGATAACTTCTATCGGATCCTGTAAATCGACATCAATAGGAATGACCGCATCCCCGGTTGCATGGTCGAGACCCGCGAAAAGAGCAGGTTCTTTACCGAAGTTTCGCGTAAACGAAAGCGGAATAACGAGCGGATCAGATGCAGCTATTTTGTTAATTATTGATTCAGTCGCATCTTTGCTTCCGTCGTTGATGAAAACAATCTCAACTTCATACGGTTTTAGCTCTTCAAACTCGCGAACCGTTTTATAGAAAATAGGTATCGTGGCTTCTTCATTGAAGACCGGAACGACTAACGAGATTTTCATTTCGCATCCCTAAAGACAATGAACTTTGAATAAATGAATCCGCATATCAGGCTGATAGCTGAAAAGGTGACAAGAGTAAGGAGTGGTGGCAGGGAGCATTTGTCAGCCATCCAGCCAACAACAGCGCTCAGTGTTCCCATAAATCCCACGTACATCATGTAGCGAAGCGTGGTGGTGCTGGCGTTAAAGGTGAAGCGCGCATTGGCATAGAAGCTGAACGATACAGCGATAACAAAACCGGAAAAGTTCGCCAGCGCCTGATGCGTATGCATCCCATACACACAAAAAGCAAATACGCCCCAATGAATAAGCGTGTTAAGAACACCGATCGATGTGTACTTAGCGAATAACTTCAACATTATGAAAATCAGCGGATTCGGAAAGGTCTGGAGTGTAGCACTACAAATTGCTTTGATCGATATAAACGATCAATAATGTGGTGTTTGATAGTTTAAAGTTATTGTTATCTTATTAATTGATCGTTGTTACCGATCAATTGGGGCTACTGATTGCTAAGTGGTTTGGGACAAAAACGGGACACACAAAGCTTTGCATCGGCTTGCAAGGCTTTGCATGTTTTTCGAAGATGGGGCGAGTGTGAGTGCCGTAGTAATGGGATAACTTGTTGTTAGCTCAAGTAGTTCCAGAAACATCTAAGCCGTGGGTCGCAGGTTCGAATCCTGCAGGGCGCGCCATTTAACCTCTCAAAATTACGTTAATCCGTAAGCTTCTGCGGCGGCGACGTTGCGCCATCCGCAGTACGTGACGCTAATATGTAAATAACTAATTGCGTTTAATCTGTTTATGGTGCTCCTCAGCCTGGATCTCGTGGGCGAAAGAATGGGCATTATTCATCGATTGATGGATGACCATTGCTTTTTCATAGTCGTCCATTTCAGAAAAGGGTGTCGCATTTTCCACAGTAGTCGGGGCGCTGGGTTTCTGTGTCTGAGCCATTTGCTGATGCGCGAAGGCGTCACCGTTATTCATCAT